TCAGTTGACTTCTTCGTCCGGGGCCGCTCTGCCCTCGCGATAGTACCTGGGTGGCTCCGGCACCTTGAGCAAATTACCCCACTTGGATGAACCCTCCCCTGCTCGCCTGGCGTTATCCAGCCTCTGCTCCTTCTTTCCCAGCGGCTGCTCGCGCGCTGGTGGCTGCTGCTCAACCCAGCCGAAGCGGCTTTTGAGCGCGAAGATGGTGGCTATGAGGGATTGTCGATCATGCCCGTGAGCAATACGCAGGAGGTTCTGCGCCAGCTGAGCCTCAAGCTTGGCATGACCAACTTCCAGCTCCTCGGCGAAGTGCTTGCGCAAAGTTTTGGGATCAATGGTCAGTACCTTGGCAATGCGCTCCTCAGAGATGGCCCAACCGGCCATCATCTCGACCACCCGGCGGTCCTTGTCCGTGGGCTCGTAAGCTGGGCGGCCACGAGTGGTCATGGGGTGGGCTCCTGGGCCTCGGCCCTGAGGCCGCGTTCAGCTGCTATGTCGGCAAAGTTTCCCTCATCCTCCAGCACTGCCGCGTTGCCGGTGAACGCCTGCCAACGGAGCACCGCCACATCGACGTATTCGGGGGAAAGCTCCACGGCGTAGCAGCGGCGTCGCTCCAGCTCGGCGGCAATGATGGTGGTGCCGGATCCGGAGAATGGCTCGTACACAGCATCACCGGGTCTGCTGTTGTTCTGGATGGGGCGCCGCATGCACTCGACGGGCTTCTGTGTGGAGTGGCTGGTGTCCTGATCGTCCCCTGCCCCATCTATAGCCCAGATGGTGGTCTGATCCCGAGCCCCTTGCCAGTGCCCCTGCCCGCCTGCTCGAACAGCGTACCAGCAGGGTTCATGCTGCCAGTGGTAATGCCCGCGGCTCAGCACGAGGCGCGGCTTGGCCCAGATGATCTGCGAGCGAAGGGTAAAGCTGCTTGCGAGAAGGCTCTCCGCAACGGTGGTGGCGTAAATGCCGGCATGCCAGACATAGGCGACCTCACCTGGGAACAAGGCCCAGGCTTCGCGCCAGTCCGCCCGATGATCATTCTCGACCTTGCCCAGCCGCTCGGTGCTGGACACCCCTGCCCGGTTGCGCCACTCCGGATCATAGTCCACGCCATAGGGTGGATCGGTCACCATCAGGTGCGGCTTGGCGCCGGCGAGTAGCCGAGCAACAATGTCTGGATCGGTGCTGTCGCCGCAGACGATGCGGTGCTCACCCAAAATCCAGAGATCGCCAGGACGGCTCACCGGTTGCTCGGGAACAGGTGGAATGTGATCGGCATCACCATCGACTGCATCGGGCATGAGCTTGCCGAGTTCAGCCTCTGAGAACCCCGTAAGCGGCAGGTCAAAGCCGAGATCGCCCAGATCGGCCAGTTCGCTCCGGAGCAGGTCCTCGTCCCAGCTAGCGTCCAGTGCCAGGCGATTGTCGGCCAGTACGTATGCCCGGCGCTGCGCCTCGGTCCAGCAAGAGGCGACCATCACCGGCACCTCCTTGATCCCGAGCTTCCTCGCCGCAAGCACCCGACCATGGCCGGCGATGATGCCACCGGTCTCGTCCACCAGCACCGGATTGGTCCAGCCCCACTCCTGGATAGACAAAGCGATCTTGGTGATCTGGGCTGGGGAGTGGGTGCGGGCATTGCGCGCATAGGGTACCAACTCAGCAACGGAGCGGCGGTCTACTCTGTCGGCAGGCCAGCTGGCGGTACATGGATCTGATAGCATGATGCGATGAGTCTACCACCGCAGCTAAACAGCTGTAAGCTCGACATTATTGCTCGCAACTGCGCAGGGATGCGCTGGTAGCAATCAGACCAGAATATCGATCGCCGATTTCTGCATGTCGCTCACCGCACTGATGACCTTGGCGTTGGCCGCGAACTCGTGCTCGGACTGCACTACGGTGACTATTTCGCTGACAATATCAACTTCCGCGAGCCCGGTCCCGGAGCGGGCGATGCGGTTGGCGCTGGCCTCGAAGCGGCTTGCCGCCTGCTGAATGCCCGAAACACCGCTCGAAATTGCTGATATCGCCATAACTTCACCTCTAGCGGCATCATAGTCGGCCAGGGTCGCGGCGGCGTTAAAGGGACGGCTAAAGTTTGTTGGAGTGGCAATGGAGAAGTCAGTTTGTAGGCCACGGGCTGCGTCTCCTCGCGCGCGTTTTTTATAGGCGGGAAAAAATCTGTGCGTGAGGGGGACGCGGGTCCGGACGGCGAGGGGCCTTCCAAACTTCAGACCCCCCCGCCACTTGTTGTTGTTGCTAGACTCTTGTCAGTCTCAGTGGCATCGATAAGCAGTATCTTTCGGGGGTATCGATGAAACTACTTCCTACCGTGGCTATTGTGGCCGCTATGACCATCCCCGCGTCTGCTGCCTGCTACGGAACAGGCTCTTTCCAGCGGTGCTATGACACGCAGAGCGGAAACAGTTATTCAGTGAACCGCTTTGGTAACACCACGCGGATGAACGGCTACAACAGCGCGACTGGATCGACGTGGAGCCAGAACAGCACCACATTCGGCAACACCACTCGACACAACGGCTATGATGCCGATGGTAATTCTTGGAACATGACGCAGCAAAGGAACGGGTCTAGCACCACCTACAGCGGCACCGACTCCAACGGAAACTACTTCCATAAAACCTGTGGCCAGTTCGGCTGCTACTAAACGCACATACGCGCGGCGGTCAGTAGCGACCGCTCCGCTCTTCCCTCTGCGCCTCGCTGTCGTGCCACTGCTTAGACACGGCCTCGAGGTTGTTGATGTCCCAGAACAGCTGCTCGTTGCCCTTGTGCGGCACCTTGTGGTGGACCACTGGGCTGCTGGGTGCATTGGCCTTGCCGCTGAGGATCACGCCTGTCTGCTGGTAGGTTTAGAGATCGCGGGCCAGCACCTCTTGGCGTAGACGTTGCCATCGGGCTGACTTGTACCATTGGCGGTAGGCGTTGAGGCTGGCCTGTGGCTGAGCTTAATCCCTTGTCTCTTGCTGTGACTGGATGCGCGGGGGCATGGTGGCGACAAGGGGCTTAAGCGTGTTGAGCTTGGGCATGTGTGGGGCTCGCCTGCCGGTGCACGATCGTGAGGCTATCTCCTGACCGACCCTCCGTCCATGTTTGGCAGTTTTCGTGCAGTACCCTGCCCCGTTGCCGCCTTTGTCGCGCTCAGGTCGATCCGGTACTCGTCTACGAATTGCTGTTGCCGGGCGGTGCGGGCCATGGTGGACTGGCTCCCATCAAATGACGGGAGGAATAAGTGCCTCAGTTTATCGCTTGCTATGATCTACAGGCCGCATCCGATCCGTGGGATGAGTTTCTAGATCAAGCAGAACAGCTCGGGTGGGTGCGATACATCTGGGGCCCAAAGAACGCCAAGTGGCTTCGGCTACCCAACACTACCGTCGTTGGCGACTTTGCGGACAGCGCTAGCGCGAGGAACGCTTTCAACAAAGCCATTGCTGCAGCAGAGGCAAAGATTGGCTGCAACATCAAGGTCACAAAGCACCTAATCGGAACCTTCGCGGAAACTAACTTCGCTTCTGACGAGAAGCTTGATCCCCTCGAGTAAGCCTGCTCATCGAGACCGCCTCAGCGATCCGGATCAACAGGCGACTGCCCCGAAAGGCAGCCAGTCCATTCACTCTACAATCCTACATTAGGGCGCGGTTCTTCCGGCTTCCCACCGGGTTTGACGCAAGGCACCGCGCGCTGCGGGATAGGGTCGAGCGGGCTTCACTCCGGCAACTAGAACATGTTGAACATCCTGTAAGCCCAAGCGGCGCCGCCAACTCCATGTACTGCCAGGTCGCTGAGGCATGTGATCCACGATGGTTCTCGCGCCGCTTGCTTCTGAGCGCCATTACAACCCTCAACTGGTCCGCGAGCACGTCGTAATCATCAGCAATCGACTGTATATTACATAAAACGGTGCGGACGCAGTAAGCACTCCGGGCGATAAGCGTGTGCTCCGAGCCCCTACGCGGCTAGGTGCTCGACAGCTGGTTACGGGCCTCGTGCCAGCCTCAACTGAAACTAGCCCGCCCGTGTCGGCGGGTTCTTTTTAGCAGCATTAGCAGGTGAGGCGCGTGCTCTGTCTTCTTGCCTCATGACCACGCTACGCCAAGATCCGTTCCAGTGCTGCCCCGGCTTAGGGGCCGCCTTCGTTGGTAACGGAGCAATGAGCATAATATCCCACCAACGCGTGCGCGCACCCGTAAAGAGGGCGCACGCGTATAGGGGTATGGGGGGATGTGTGAGCAGGATGTCGGAAGGCGTTGGCAGGGGTGTTGGAAGCCGACTTGGTCCCGTTGGCAGACCGTTGGAAAGCACGTTGGAACGGCGTTGGTAGAGCGTTGGAAGCTCATCTGGCATCTCGGACCCGGATGTAACTGCGGCGCCGTGACTTCGGCCCATCCTCGCCAACCTCAATCTTTTGCTGCGCAAACAGGCGGTTCATTGCTTCAACAAGGGCCCTCCTCGACACGCCGTCTGATCGGAGATCTTTTGAGAACACGGATGGCCCATAGTTAGCGCTTGGCGTGGCACTGACGTGCCGACCTTCCGCTGCGAACTCCACCAGCAGGTTCAAAAATACCCGTTCGGCTCGCTGCTCTGCCAGCGCTTGGCGAAGGTCGGATCCAAGCTCTGACACCTCTGGCACGAGAACTCCGCTCGACCATCGGAGGGGGATTTCACCTCCTGTTCGGCCGTAGTTCGCCTTGACCGTGCGCAGGATACGCGCGTCCGGATCACGCTCGCCGGGTTTGCTGCCCCCATCTTCAGTGATCCGCTCCAGGTAGAGCCGGCTGCGCACACTGTTGTTCCAGGCGGTATTGCCGCTGGAGCCACTGCCATTGGCCATGCCGCTCAGGGACGGATGGGCCAAAAGAACGATCGTGGTGTGGTACTTGATGGCCCAACCCCGCAGCAGCCCGACAAACTGCCGTGCCTGGGCCCGCTGGTTTTCCTCGCCCCCAAAGAGATCTGCCAGGGTGTCCAGGACAACAAGCACTGGCTGCTCCTGCTTGATGGCCTCCTCGACGGATGCAAACAGCGGAGTGGTGATCAGCACATTGCTGCCGGGCTTTGGCTCGGCCAGCATGGCATCCTCCCCAGCCAGAGGAACGATGTGGAAATCGTCTAGCCGCGATAACGACACCCCTGCACTTTCGGCGATTGCGGCAATGCGGCGGTGCAGCTCGTCCAGGTCATCTTCAGCGCTCAAATAGATGCAGGGACCCTGCGCCACCTCCCGACCGATCCATGGCGTGTTACTAGTCGTGGCGAGCGCCAGCTGAGTGATCAGCAGCGATTTGCCGGTGCCGCCATCGCCATTGACGATGGTGACGGTGGCGGCTGGGATCAGATCCTGCACATGCCAGCATCGGACGGGCACCTCCATGCCATCAAAGGCGCTGGCGCGTACCAGGTCGATGAACCGCTTCTGCGGCTGGCCCGTACCAGGCGAGCGCCACGTCCCAGCATCGAAGCCGAAATTGTCACTGTTGGGGAACGGCATGTCACTCATGCCGCTCTCGCTTGCTCCAGTGCACAGATGATCTTGCGCTCATCTACGACGCTACGGACCAGATCCAGCAGCTGACGCCGGTGCCGCTCGTCTTTGCCGGCAATTGGACCTTCAACGTCGAACAGGAACCGGGCCGCGAGATGGGGCACCACGACAGCGGCGCCCCTGCAGCCCGACTGCAGCCACTCCAAGGGGGTGCGATGCAGCTGCAAGACCTTACCGCCAAAGTAAGTGGCAGGGTTCACCGCTTCCCAGAGCCCCAGCACTGGAGCCCGGCCGAACATGCTCAGCACAGTGGTCGGGCGACTGATGGGCCAGGCCACCAGGTCGACAACACTCTCGCCGTCCTCGCCTAGAGCCTCGCAGATGAAGGCCTCGACGAGTTCTCCGGGGGCTTCGAAGTCGAAGTGCCCACCGCCGCAGTCCACGACTGGCAACATGCCGGTGGCTCCGGCAAAGCCACTGATCGGGGCCAGCTGCAGCCCATGCTGCCGAATATAGTGCACGTACTTGGGGTGAGCCCAGGCGCGCTCGTAGAAGTCCTCACGGGCGGCGAGCAGGGCATGATCGATGCTCATCATCGTCCGCCCTCCCCCGCTAGGTGGTCGAGCACGGCACCGGCAACGCTATGGGGTGTGCCGCTGATCTCTGTTCGGCCGACGGCACCTTGCATGATCTCAATTGGGACTTGGTACTGAATGGCGATTGAGACCAGCACCGCCACATCATGAACGAGGTGCGCGACCTCGCTCCCGATCCGCGGGCCAGTGATGAAGATCTCGCCGATCTGGCCATCGGCGTAGTAGCCGGCAGTCAGGTTGTAAGCGGCGCCATTGTGCCGAAACGCCAGCATGGTGCAGGAACGACGGTTAGGGAGGCGGTGACGGTCAACCACGGCGGTCAGCCTCCGCCTGCATGGTGGCACGATAACCATCGGCCTCGAACTTCTCGACATCAACCAACCGGTACACGACGCGCTTGCCGATCTTGGTATAGCTGGGGCCCTCCCCAACCCAGCGCCAGCGCTCCAAGGTGCGGTGCGACAGCTTCCAGCGGCGGGCAAGCTGGATTTGATCGAGAAAGAGGTCTTCGTTCTTCATGTGCTTTCTCCCAGGCATGATTGCCTGCGAGAACCAGCAAATCACAGCGTGGGAGTTCGTGCGGTGGGCCCCGGTGTGGGACGGGGTGGGACGCGGAGTGGGCCTGGGGTGGGCCGGGTGTGGGCCAGCGTGGGTCGGGGGTGGGACGGCAGGTTCTTAGACGTGCGAACGCCGAAACAGCCGCATGATTTTGCGGTAAGCGCGATTGCTGGACAGCGCCACTCCTGCGGGAATGTTCAGGCGATACAAGCCCCGTCCGTCAGACAGGATGAGGTTGCGCCAGTCTGGCTCAACCTTTCGCTTGAACAGATCGACCAGCTTGGTGCACTTCGACTTTGCACCGGCGAGCAGCGCCTTCCCGGGTTGCCAGGGATTGCCTGATACCGCCGCCTCGTACAACTGACGAACCACAGCCGCCTGCGCTAGCCCCAACTCGTATGTGGCGCCATTGCATGTCACCCGGGCGAAGTCGTTTTCGATCAGGAACAGGGGATTTGAAGGTCCCTGTGCCTGCCCAATGTCGCCAGCCTCGCGCTCGAACCGGACCCGTTCGTCGCGAGAGATCAGAAGATGCTCCAGAGCGATAGAGATAGCGTGCTGATCGTCGGCGAACCGCAAGGCGGCGCCAGTTGCACTTGCCGCCAAACGACGGATGCGGGCTGCTCCGGACGTCACCACGAGGATGATGTCCTGTGCCAATACCGGGTGCAGGCCAGTCAGGCACAACGGCTCTTCGTTCTCAGTCTGCACATGCACTGCCGATACCAGGATCGACAGCTGGAGATGGCCACCGACTGCGAAGTCCAGCAGGTCTCTGATCTGGACGCCCCAAGTGGTGGCGACCTCGTCCAGGTGATAGTAACTGCGCGAGGGAAGCTGCATGCTAATTATGCACGGGCGCAAAGCCGTAGCGGTGCAGCCGGTACTCCATGAACCCTATGGACAAACCAAACGCCTCGGCAAGTTCATCCGCCACAGCCTGAAGCTGGTAGGCGCCAAGCTGGCGCGTATCGATCACTGGCAAACCATCAGCAGCGAAGGTCCGCGGTAGCCTGAGCTCCACCAGCACCTTGAGCATATGACGCCGCAACAGCCTTGGCGGTGCGAGGAAAGCCCCCATGAACTCGTTCGCGCGCCATTCGGCCGGCTCGAGCTTTTTGGGTGAACGATAGCTGCGCACCACCGTCCGGTAGAGAGACCTTGGCGTCTCTTCTTGAGCGTGGGACGATTTTTCCGCGGTGCGGATCCAACCCGGTGCGTCGAAGATGGCATGACCCAGTTCATGAGCGGCAGTGGACCGGGTGAGGTCATCGCGCTCGGCAAGTTCTGCGTTGTTGAGGTAAACCAATGCCGTGCGGTGCACAGCGGGATCGTACTCGACAACGCCGAGAACTGTATGACCACGTTCATCATTTAGGCTGGATGCGAACTCCCAACGGGTCTCCAGTGCCAGGCCGTTGATGCGCAGGTTCCGTGACTTCGCCATTAGCTCGGTAAAACTCGGCCGCGGTGTGCCAGCCAGGCCGATCTGAGATCGCGCCTCCTCAGCCAGGAGCCAAATGTCACGCCTGGTGAGCAGGAGTGGCTCGTGAGTACGAGTATCGTGAGGATAGTCGAGGATGATGGTCACCGGCGCACACCTATTCGCCGGTAGGCAGCGAACACTTCTCCCGCTTGCTCCTTGAGATCGGGCGGCAACCGCTTGGCCTGGGCGAAGAGGTCGTCCGAAGAAATGCCGATAATCTCGGCCAGCTTCTCGATGATCTCATCGCGGGGTGGGTTCTCCCGATCACGCTCGATGCGGGACAGATGCGGAACTGATAGCCTAACCCTTACCGCAACATCCTCGAGTGGGAGGCCGCGCACGTTGCGGCTCGCCCGTAGCGATGACCCAAAGCTCATAATGATCTCCAACGCTTTTGCGTAACCCCGCAAGGCTCGGAAGTGCGTTCATCTTCTCTCTACTTCGTTCATGATATGTTCTTTTGACCAGACGAGTCGAGAGGATTCCCCCGGCCGTAGCTTGTGCTTGGCAGGCACATGAACAAGCTGTGGAAAACACATGCTGCGCGCGGCTACTCGGGACTGACTTTGTAGCCGCACCTCTACCCTAAGTACCTGATTTTGTTTGTGCGTCATGCTGCCGATGGGCATCTTGCTTCCAACTGGAGGCACCAGATGAACCCGCTGCACCCCAACAAAATGACCGCCCAGGAGCGGCTCACCGAGCTAACAGAGATCTTGTCGCTCGGCCTGGTTCGCCTGCGAGCGGCACAGTCAACCAAACTCTCTCGGCAGTCAGCAGATCCTGGGCTGGATAGCTCCCCAACACCACGCATGTGTGTGCTCCAGGACCAACCGGGAGTGCGTGCATGAGTGCTGCTGCAGCAAAGACCAAGAATGCCAATGATCCGCAGCGGGAAAGCGTGCTGGTGCAGATCGCCGAACTCAAGACCCTGTCTATCCTGGACCTCAAGACCAAGTGGCGGACCCTGTTCGGTACCGAACCACCACCTTACAACCGCAAGTTCCTCGAGAGCCGCCTCACCTATCGCATTCAGGAACTGGTCTATGGTGGGCTGAGGCCCGAGACCATCCGGCGCCTGGAGCAGCTCGGGGAGGAACTGGACGGCGGCCGCATTGAGGTGCGCAGAAGGTCTGCCAATCTGCTGCCGATTGCCGGGACGCGACTGCTGCGGGAGTGGCAGGGTGTCGAGCATACGGTCACTGTCACGGACAAGGGGTTCGACTATCTTGGTGTGCCCTACTCCTCGCTGTCCGCCATTGCCCGGCGCATCACCGGCACCCGCTGGAATGGCTGGACCTTCTTTGGGCTCAAAAACCAGCGGAGCAAGCCATGAGGGATGGTGTTGTCCGTCGGCTCCGGTGTGCTGTCTACACGCGCAAATCCACCGAGGAAGGCCTGGACATGGCCTTCAACTCGCTCGATGCGCAGCGGGAGGCCTGCCATGCCTTTATCGTCAGCCAAAAGCCGGAAGGCTGGATTCCGGTCCGCGACGACTATGATGATGGTGGCTTCTCGGGTGGCAATCTAGACCGCCCTGCCCTTCGACGGCTCATGGCTGACATCGAAGATGGCCTGGTGGATGTTGTGGTTGTCTACAAGATCGATCGTCTGTCCCGATCACTCATGGATTTTTCCAAACTAGTGGATGTGTTCGACAAGCATGGGGTGACCTTTGTCTCGGTGACCCAGTCGTTCAATACCACCACCTCCATGGGTCGGCTCACCCTCAACATCCTCCTTTCGTTTGCCCAGTTCGAGCGCGAGGTCATTGGCGAGCGCGTCAGGGACAAGGTAGCGGCGTCGCGCAAAAAGGGCATGTGGATGGGTGGGCTGGTGCCGTTCGGCTATCGGGTGGAAAACCGCAAGCTCCTGGCGCGAGAAGACGAAGCTGAGATCGTCCGCACCATCTTTGCCCGCTTCCTCAAACTCGGCTCCGCCACACTCCTCGCCAAGGAACTCGGAGAGCAGAACCTCTGCACCCGTTCGGGCAAGCCGATCGACAAGGGGTACATCTACAAACTTCTAGGCAATCGCACCTATCTTGGCCTGGCCGTCCATAAAGGCACAGCTTACCCTGGCGAGCACGAGCCGATCGTCTCCCGTGACCTCTGGGACAAGGTGCACGCTATCATGGAAGAAAGCCCTCGCTCCCGTGCGTGCAAAACCAGGGCGCAAACCCCTGCCCTGCTCAAAGGCCTGCTGTTCGCCCCAAACGGCATAGCCATGACCCCGACCCATACCAGACGACGGGGCAAGCTCTACCGCTACTACGTCACGATGTCGGTGCTGAAGCTGGGACCAGAGACCTGCCCGATCCGGCGCATCGCGGCTGGGGAGATCGAGCATGCGGTGATCGACCAGTTGCGAGCAATCCTGAGGTCACCTGAGATCATCGCCAGGACCGCAGCAGCGGCACGGGAGCAGGACAGCACCATCTCGGACGAAGACGTCAGAATATCCATTCAGCAGTTCGACAGCCTCTGGGATCAGCTGTTCCCCGCCGAGCAGGCCAGGGTCGTGCAGCTGCTGGTGGAGCGAGTGGACCTCGGCACCGAAGGCGCCAGGATCACCATCCGCAGCGAAGGGCTCATTAGCCTTGCGGCCGAACTGCCGATTACCAGCAAGCAGCGAGAGGCAGCATGAGCAGGAAACACCAGGCTGACGCACCAGACACTCTCACCATCACCGTCCCGCTCACCATTCGCAAGCGCGGGGCGCGCAAACTGGTGCTGTCGCCTGCCGGCGAGGAGATCATTGCCCCTGCCCGCCCGCGGATCGACAACACTCTGGTAAAGGCCCTCGCGCGAGCCTTCCGGTGGCGCAAGCTGCTGGAGAGTGGGGCCTACGCCACCGTAGCAGAGATCGCGGATGCAGAGGGGATCGATAGATCCTATGTCAGCCGGGTGGTTAGGATGACCCTTCTCGCGCCCGAGATTATCGAGGGCATTCTGGAAAGACAGCGAATTGATCTGCTCCTGCCAGCGCTACTGTCGCTCAAGACCGAGCTGTGGCATGAGCAGGAGCGGAGCTTGGCCGGCTAATCGATCTGCTCGGTCTCGTATTCCTGCACATCTGAGATCTTTGCATATTCTCGCCAGTCGGCTCCATGCAGGCTACCGCGCCAAGTGCGGAGCTCGTCACCACGGTTCTTGGCCGCCTGCGCGTTATCAGGGCTCAGCGTGGTGAATCGCTGCCGCACCTCGGACTCTCTGATCTGTGGCGAGAGGTGACCATAGGTTCTCAGAACCGTGGTAGGGTCAGCATGACCTAGCTGCTCGGCCACCGCGTACACGGTTGCTCCGGCTTGGATGAGCTGGCTGGCATAGGTGTGGCGCAAGCCATGAAACGTGAACTCTTCTGGCAAAGCGGCAGCGCGGACAGCCGCCTTGAACAGGTGCTTGTAGTTGCCGAACCAGGGTTTGCCGCTGTCGCGGATAAACACCAGGTCTGAGCGCTTGCGGTCCTTGGTGAGGTCCAGAAACCAGGCCATGGCTTCATCGGGCAGGAACACGAACCGGGGCTTGTACGTCTTGAGCGGCGCCACATAGATGCCGTATCCGTCGCGCCCGACATCGCCGCAGCGCAGGCCCAGCAGTTCAGTAGCCCGGCAGCCCGTGTACAGAGCGCCTAGAACCAACCGAGCGACGTCCGGCCGGCACTGCGCCAGAAGTTCTCGGCATTCGGGTCTGGACAGATGTAGTATCCGAGGCCGATCCACGGCAGGAATGCGCCTCAAGCAGCGCCAGGATCGATCGCTTTCGATCTTGCCGCTTTCCCACGCCATCTGGAACGCGACGCGGAGAATGCCAATCAGCGTGTTGACCGTCTTCTTCCGTTTACGCAGTTGCTCATCATCAAGATTATCGATGCTGCGCTTCTTGCCTAGCGCTTGATTGCCGCGTTTGGGCGGTGTTTCCAGCACCTCTTTAACAAACCGCCTGAGGTGCTCGCCGGTGAACTCTGCAACAGGCACATGGGCCAGGCGAGGAATGATGTGGTGATTGATGAGCGATAGATTGGTCTCGAAGTGGCTCTTGGCTGCAGCCAGTCGCTTCCACTCCACGTAGTCGTTCATCGCATGAGCAACGCTATAGAGCCCCGGCACAGGGCAGACCACAAGCTCTTGCCGCACCCCAATGCGCTTCTCGTCGGCGGCATGGGCGTGAACGGGGGGACGAGAAAACCACTGCCGGGCTGCGGCTACGGCGTCCGGATAGGTCAGTCCCGAGCCAGTGCTGTCAAAAGCCGGGCCGATGCTCCGCCGGTAGTACCCCCCTGCCTTGGTGCGAATGCGGGCAACCCAGTAGTCCCCCTTTGAAGATCGCCTCAGACCAATGTGCCGGCCATAGCCGACCAGGTGGTAGTACGGGGTGTCGCGAACGGCCAAGCCGGTCCTCACCTCCTCACGGCTCAGGTCCGGGCGGTTTAGACGTGTAACGCTCATGGGGAATCCTGCAAAAGCAGGCTGCATCACGGGTCGTGAACAAAGGCGCGGTTACCAGCTTCCCCGAAACTCCTGCTTTCCCCAAGAACCTCACTTCCCCTGGCGAATAGTTTGCACCGCCTGCCAGTGCAGCAGTAGGCTGACTACCGCCGCGGGTACAAGCACCCAGATCGGAGCGCCGGCGCCCGCTGCTGAAACGCTACTCCCAAGTAACGCCACCGCGATGCCGTTGAGGTACTGGGCTCGGGTGCGACTGACTTCTCGTGACAT